CAATCAAATCAGAGAATGTCAACGTCGTTTTATCTGTAGCGCTACCAGCAATCCACAAACGGCCATACGCCGATATGCAGATATTTCCTTGTGGAACTGTTCCAGCGTAACCAGTTTTCTCGCTTACTCTGCGATACGTTGTTGTGCTAACCGCAGGGTCATAAATCAATGGGTCATGACCCAACTGGAAAAAATACGTTATCCCATTTAATGATGCGCACTGCCAGTTACTTGCGCTAATGCTTGGCGCTGTACCACCGCCGCCATAAGTTAATTCTGTAACCGTAGTTCCGCTTAATCTGAATAGCTTATTGTTTCCAGCAAATAACGTAGTTACCGAGCCGTCAGTGCGCACTAACTCATGGATCACAGTTACATCATTAGCGCCAAGATTGCCTGAACTAGTATTGACTTTTGTCCAGCCTTTGCGAGCGCCCATCCGACCGTATTTATCTAAAATACAATTGATTGCAGTCAAAGCAAATCCAGCCGCCAAATCTAATGGCGAGTCTTGCGTATTCAGGCCATAAAACCCTGGTGCGCTAACGCTGAATCGTTCTAGCTCTTGACTCATATAGAAATAAACTCCTGATTTTCAGGGAAGCGGGTTGATTCTAATGAGATGTAATCGGAGAGCATAGAGCGATACAAGTTGTATGCTTCTGACGAACTCAATCCACCATCTTCGCCGCGCTCAACTAACGCTCTAGCATAGGCATTCTGCTCGACCACTACATCAGGAACCAACACCGATGTGTTGTCTGATGCCAGCGTTGCTTGTGGGATAGTTAAGAAAAACTTAATGTTATACACGCCATCAGGACGGCCATATAACTGAACTTGTGCGTCGCCGTTACCGTCAACACCTTCAAAGCAATATTCTGTAGGTGGGTTGCTGGCAATCGGTGTGAAATTTTGTTTTTGGCGCATAGCGGCCACGCTAATATTTTGCATGACAACATTGCTGGTCGTATTTAGCGGGTCGCTTGATACACGGAATTTTTGACCTGCGCCGGTCAGCGAATAGACATACGTGCCGGATGCGGTAGTGATGGTTTTTTCTTGGCCGAGAACATTCCAATCGTAAGCGTCTTCGACTTGGCGCTTGGCATCATTAACGAACTTGCCGATAAGGGTCGAATACGCATCAAGGCCGACAGTTGATACCGTCGGCTCACGCAATCGCACCAGAATAGAATTTACAATTTGTAGATAGGTCATTCGCTTCCCCGCAAACCTTAACAGAGCCAGCTTTTGCCTATCCCCTGTGGGAAGAAGCCATCGCCCCTATTATAAAGAAATTACTTTACTTTTGGCTACCATTTAACTTTGTTTGCCCAATACGCCGCGCTCATCTTGCCTTTGTCAATATTCTTGGCATGACGCGCTTTAAATGCTTCATTGCGTTTTGTGCCGTCAGGACTGCCAGTAGCGCCTTGTTGGCCAAAACGAATCAGCTTGACTTCATCCCCATCCTTGGCTAGTACCGCATGACTCTTGGTAGGATGGCTAGGAGTTTTCTTAGGCTTGTTATAGCCAGCAAATTCCTCTTTACCGCGCTTAATCATTTTTTAGGCTTTTTAGCTGTCTTAGCCGACTGTACAAAATCAGCTTTTGTCGGCGCGCCTTTACTGCCTACTTTGCGCATCTTCTCGCCCGATCCAGCTTTAATTCTGGCTTGCTTGGCGTTGATATTGGCATAGAGTCCGTTTTTCATTTCATTTTTCCCATCTTATTCTTAGCAGTGCGTTGGCCTCTCATAGGCATTTTTGCTTCGCTCATGGCAATAGCGACCGCTTGCTTGCGATTTGTCACTACAGGGCCACCTTTGCCAGAATGTAACGTACCGGCTTTATACTCGCCCATGACCTTGCCAACCTTTTTAGCTCCAGTTGCTTTTTTCATATTAACTCCGTTACTGAAAATGTTGATGCCGCTACAGTTGCATCTTTAATGACAGCAATCTTTTCACCAGCATTTACCCTAATAATTTCAGAAAAGTTGTTAGGCATCATGGGTGAAGTTGTTAAACTTGCTGTTGGATTTGTGCCAATTTGAAAATGGCAATGTCCTAAAGAGCAAGATAAACGAACCATCGTTGTGGATGCACCAAAAGCGGTTGATTGAACACTAGAGTTGGTGACAGAAAATACTTGGGTGGTTCCCATAGCTGGCACACCGAAAGCCACTTGATTAGGGTCTAACTGAAATGTTGACATATCTTAATCCTTAGTTATAGGGCCGCCGCCCTTCCACGCATCACAAGTGCGAGCCGCTGCACAAGTAAACTGGAACAAATCGCAATAGCCTAGATCAGCCGCTGCTACAAATTCTTCGTCATACGACAATTCATCTTCGTTTTCGTCCTTCTCCAACCCGCCAACAATGCACTCCATCATCTTCGGCGTCTGAATAAACGCCGCACAATTGCCGCATCTCATACCTTTGACGGTATTGGTCGGCGCGTTGTACATCGTGGCTTTTCTTACCCAAAAAACTGTATTAGTTTCATCTGGGTTGGGTGGGCCATAACCGTATTCTTTAAACGCATGATTACGGTTTTTGAGATTAACCGAAATGTCTTGCGTTGCAATCGGGCAACTTTTGCCAGTTAAAAGACCAGTTTTCATCTAAAAAGTATTCGATCTAGAAAAAACGCTGCAGCGCCACTTATGGCCGACGCAATAGCCATACCGACCCAAAAACCGCCTTTAGACTTGTTGGCCATAGCCAACAGCTTTTTGACGTCTTCGCGCAGTGCGCTAACTTCAACCTGAAGCACTTCAACTTGAGCCTCTAGCTTGCCAAATTCGCGCAAATCGATATCAGACATTATCTATCTTTCTCGGCCTCCCAGGCCGTTTTTGCGCCTCTGGTGGCTGCATAACTATTAAATGTTCGTCGTTGTCGTCTAAAGTTTCGGACTCGTCGATACGCACATAACCGGCATGGCCTTTCATGCTATCTATATCGTGGGGCTGGTTAAACGTAACCATTTGACCACTTTGAAGGCATCTAAATGTAGCCATAACAACCCTTAAAAAATCAGGGGCCGAAGCCCCTGAGTCTTATGCTAATGAACGTGCTACAACGATACGTAATGTTGACGATGCTAAGTCAACAGTTGAGCCTGACTCATTTTGGATACGGAATTTAACGGTATTGGCTGCACTGACATAGCCAGTAACAGTCAAACCAACCAAATCCACGCCCAACGATGCGCCGATGACCATATCACCCAAAACAACGCCTGGGACAGTTACGTCATCAGTTTCGCCAGCGCCATCAACAAGCGAGCCAGCGTCAAGTGTGGCTGTCACCATCCACGTATCAGAAAACAAGCCACGAAATTGATCGTTACCTGCACGTACAGTTACTGCCGATGCTGTTGCCATAATGTTCTCCTAATTAGGTTAAAAACCCCCACCCGAAGGTGGGGAGTTTAATTAGGCAGGTACGGCCAAGGCAAATGCCGAGGACGATAAAGCTCCACCAACAGTGGCCGCAGTACGCATTGCTTTAACGCCATACAGAGTGTCAGCAGTAAACAGAGTGCCCAAATACTCTTGTTTGTACTGAGTCTGCGAGCGAACCGCAACTTGTTCAACCAAAACCATTGCATCCTTGTGACCCATCAAGCAAATACGGTCGGTGCCTGAAGTGCCAGCGCCAGTATCAGCGTTTGACGAAACAAACACAGGGATACCGTACAGATTGCCGATTTCGCCATTGCGGATTGCATTGCCATCACCAACGAATGCTTGCTCAGTGTAACGAGCCAGACCCATCAGTGTGTTGCGGCTTGAAGGAGGGATCAGGAAGAAACGGCCATCCATTGGTGTGTCGTTGTCATCTAAACGCTGGATTGTGCGACGGATAGCTGCATCAGTCAAAGCGGCTGCGTTAGACGATGTTGAGTTGTATGCAGTTGTACCGTTTGAGCCGATAAAGGCTTTAGTGGTGGTGTTGCTAGTTGCATAGTCGTCGGTGCCAACTGTTGCGCCGTTAAATGCACGACCCAATTGAACCAAGTTTGTATCTACTTGACGCGCTAGTGCATAACCAGCATCGGCAGTGTAAAACTGACGCATTGAGTTCAGAGCTTGAATTTCAGCGATGTCCTCGATCAAACGGCTGTACTCATAGTGCTTGTCGATAGTCACTTGCACTTCAGTGTTGCTAGCAGCAATCAATGTCACTGCGTCGGTAGCTACTTTTAACGATGCCGAACCGCGGGTTGGTGCTGGGATGTGGATCACATCGCCTTTTTTGCCACGGAAGTTCATCTTCATGACCAGATTGGCCAAAACGAGATTCTTCTTGTAAGACGCAACAATCTCATCACTCCAAATCTCTGGAACGAAGGTACCGGCGCTTGTTACGGTTACGCTATTGGTTGGGGAAAATGCTGTATTTGCCATTTTATTACTCCTAGATCAAAAGTTTTATTTAACCCTGCCCTCTTGATACGCCGCCATAATCTCATCAGACAATGCGTCATATCGGGCTGGATCGTTCATTTTTAGCCGAATTAGGTCAGCACGTCGGTAAACTCTTTTTGAACTCTCACCGCTTCCACCGCTATCGACTTGTACAGATTTCATCGTTTTCTGGCGATCCGTTGATGCTTGTTGGGTCGCTTGCTTCGTCTGAATACCACGCAACTCTTTATAGGTGGACAGCAATTCGTTAGCCGAATCAAAATCAAACTCTGCATCAGCGCGCTTGAATAAATCCAAGCGGATATTTGACGATTTAACCCAATTCACAAACCCATCATCTCGAACGATTTGTTCAAAATCAGGGTGTGCTTGAGCTAACTTTTGCTGAGTCTGTAGCGCTCTCAACTCCATTGCAGCCTTGCGAGCTTCAATGATGTCAGGGTGCCTATCAATCGTATTACGAACTGCCTTTTGTGGGTCTTCGTAGAAGTCCACTTCCTGCTCTTCCTCTGCAATAGGTTGCTGTCTGGAATTGAGGTTTTGCTTAATCAGTTCATCAGCCAGTTTCCGCACTTCGCCGACTTCTTGCGCTTGGCGTCCTATGACTTTTTCCGCTTCTTGGTGCATCTTCATAACGTCTTCAAGAGACTTATTCCGATACCTTTCAGGAAGGTCTGGTTTGTCATTACCAATCGTAGATTCTAGCTTGGCTTCTTCTGTCTCTAACTCAGAAGGCAACTCATTTTCTGGATCAACTAACATATTAGGTTTCCTTTTCCTGCCATCTTTTGGTTCCCAGGATAATAATAAACAGGCCAGAATCTGGTTATCTGTTCGCTTTTTGCTCCGCAGCGAGTTTTTCTCGATGCCTACGGTCAAATTGGGCTGCGGCGGTCGGGAATGACCCCGACCAGCCCTCCAATAAAAACGCTGGAGCGGATATTACACGGTGGGCGTTACCACCGCACTCGCATTGAACTTGAACCAGCTCATAACTAGTTAACTTTTCAATACGATGCCCATTTTCACAGGCAAATTCATACATTCGGCGCATTTAAATCCTCATAAGCATCTGAGCTGACTTGTCGCAAGTTTTTCAGCCATAGCAAGATAGAAAGCTCGCCCTTCTTGAATTGTAAACTTTTTTCGTCTTCAACAGCAGAAAGATTATTCAATGCGTTTACCATTTCGTCAATATCTTCTACTAGATCGTTCCACCCTTTGGTAGCCATCATAGAGAATCTATCTTCGTAATACTTTTGCAACTCAGGCGTCATTTAAAACCCATGAAGTTGTGATTTCGTCCCACGAATACATACCGCCATCAGTAGGCATAGCTACTGGTGCTTGCCAAAGAAAATTGGAATTTAACGTCCAGCTTGGATATGGCTGTTGAGAAATAAACGCATCTATATCTGAACGATATATATAGCCAATACCAGCATAGTTTCCACGATAAGGAGTGCCGCCATTACTGTGAGTATTTCCTATCGTGTTATAGCTAGTACGTTTGCATACTTGACCACGAAATTCGCCATACCATTGTTCCCAATCAACACCATCTTCGCCTTCGTTTTTACCAACAATAACTTCGGTAACAATGTTGTTTACATCTAAAAATGCGTAATGTGCCATTCTGTTAGCTCCACGAAACATTGCCAGTTCCGGCAGTTATTGGTGTACATTTATTGCTCCCAACAGTTGTAGTCGTTCCAAAAGTCAAACCACCACCAGGATTAGAAATTGTGTAGGAAGATGGATAGCTAAGAATAACAATGCCTGAACCGCCGACTCCAGCAGCAAGCGCAGTATCAAATCCACCAGCTCCACCACCACCAGAGCCTGTGTTTGTTGCGCCATTAGTTGCCTGACCAGCAGGATTACCACCTGTGCCATTTCCGCCAATTGACGAACCACCCGAACCGCCAGCACTATTTCCACCGCCTCCGCCGCCGCCAGCTCTATCTGTTGTAGTTCCAGTTATTGATGAGGACAGACCTGCACCCCCATTTCCTCCAGTTGCAGGATTTCCTGTAGCGTCTGCTCCAACCGCACTAGCTCCCCCGCCGCCTCCGCCGCCAGCACCCGGCTGCTTTCCAAGACCGCCAGCATATCCTTGATTTGTCGTGCCAGTACCACCAGATGTAGTTGGACTAGCATCGCCGCCGCCGCCGCCGCCTCCGGAACCACCGTTCAAGCCATTTTGTTGACTTGGTACGCCATAACCGCCGCCACCGCCACCTGTTGACGTTATTGTTGAAAATGAAGAATTAGAACCATTTCCTCCATTAGATTGTGATGGTGAACTAGTACCAGCAGAACCCGGACCGCCAACAGTTACTGAATAATTTGTATTTATTGCTAAAGATAATGGGGTTTCTGTTGAGCCACCACCACCAGATGTCTCAGTCTCATAAGAGTTTCTATAACCGCCCGCGCCGCCGCCGCCACCGGTATTTTTGCCGCCTCCGCCTCCGCCTCCTGCAATAACTAAATAAGAAACAGTTAAAGGAACGGAACCACTCATTGCTTGCATTAATTTAGTAAAAGCAAACATCCTGACTCCTTATGGTGTGTAACCTTGAGCGATAGAGCCGTACCAGTTAGTGCCAGTACCAGCAGCATCTGGTCCAACAACAAAAGTCAGAATGTCCATCTTGCCAGCAGTTGCAGTAATCGTAGGCGCACCAGCAGTACCCCACTTAACACCTGTAAACGTAGCTGTACCTAAACCAACAGCAGCAGCTTGCTTTAACAATAGGATGAATGACTTACCAGCCGTAGCAGTAGGCATTGTGAACGTGCAAGCCGTAGAAGCCGTTAAAGTAGCTGTCTGAACTGTACCGTTAGTCAATGACAATGTGCTGGCAGTTGTAACCGTACCAATAGAAACTACGCCTTCGGTATAGTTATTAACTGTTGGATTAGTCAATGTAGAACTAGTAGCTGTAAGCGCGCTAATAGACGCAGTTGTAAGAACTGAACTTGTAGCCGTTAAAGCACTAATAGTCGCACTTGTTAATGTGATAATTGAAGCACTACCACCTGATTGAATCTTGTCTGTATTTAGGTTCGTAAAGTTTGCATCAACCTCAGCATAACTAAGAGCAGAACCTTTGCCAGCACGAGTAACGATAGATGACATAATTTACCCCTTACGCCAAAGTTACGGTTAGATTCGTAGCAGTTACTTTAAATATATCACCAGTAGATATAGTCTTACTTGTATCCAATGCTGTGTGGTAAAGCAGATTACCTGCTGTAACCGCATCACGAATGCCTACATGAGTAATAGTTCCCCATGTTAGTGTGCATTGTGGAAACTCGATTGCAGAGCTATTAGACGTAGCACCGTTAGACGGAGCACTAAACGTAATAGACTGACGAACATACGAGCCACCTGTGACCTCAGTACCAGTATCGGCATCTGTAGGATCATTGGTATATAAAGCCAAGAAAGTAGTAGTCGGTGCTGTGTAGCTAGTAGCACGTAACGTACCGTTAATTAATGCGTTTTCCAAATAATTCGAAATTTCAGCCATGATTTACCTCACAGACATTGACATAGGTTGACCACCGTATTCACCATTCTGGTCGGCAGTAGAAATTGCTGTAATGCTACGATCATATAAAGCCGCCCATGTTTGAAGTCGTGCATCATTCATCAAATATGGTTCAGCCTCTCCCAATGCCGCATACAGCAAAGCATCAGGATAATTACTTAGAAATACGTTAACAATATTAGTATCAGATAGATATTGTGGTTTCCCATAATATAACATTTGTATGCTGTAAACGCCATCAGGTATAGGAGCAAACTGAATCTCTGAAGCCAGAATCGTATAGTTCAATGGCTTACCTGAATCAGTAGTCCTAGCTATTGCATAAAATGAATTAGGAGAAAGGTAGGTAACTGAAGAAGCTGGAGTAGTACGTAGATGTACGTCACGCATCTCTAGGAAGTCCGTAGGCAAGCCTATAGTCGGTTCTCCTCCTGTGGTATCAGCACGAGCAACGATGAGCATCTGACGCGTTCTAAGGTCTCTACGGAGCCGTTCCTCAGCCAATTGGATAAAGTCCGGTATCTGTGCAGTCAGATCACTACGACCTAAGTAACTCGCTATCGTAGATTTTAACGAACTGTAATCCGTCATAACTATTTCCCTGAGTTGTGTCTCTCCACAGCACCATCTTCTACATCATCCCATCGATACTCATACGTACCAATGTGACCAATGTGCTTAGACAGACTGTGATCTACATACGTCTGAAATCCACTATCTTGAGCCTTGATGCAGAAATGCACATCTTCGCCAATAATGCCTCGTGAACTCCAGCCTACGTCATACCACGGCTTTTTAGTAGCCTCGAATACATCTTTGTGAATCATTACTACGCCACCACCTACAGCCGTACAAGGCTCGATACCTTCTTTACCTTTAGAGTCTATTTTATGCCAAGCGTAACTAATAATGTTTCCATTTTCGTCTTTATTTAGCTCTAAATCCAATGCTGTAGGTAACGTAGGCTTGCGTCTAGTTACTGCATTAACTCCGACAATCGGTACTTCTCTGCTTAACAATATATCTATCGTATCGCTAGGGAACCGCATATCTGAATCAATGAACAGAATGTAGTCGCAACCTTCTTTTAACGCAGCTTCAACTAGCTTTTCACGCTGATCGAATATCAACGTACCAGCCATTGTGTATAACTTTAAGCCGTGTTCACCTGTGCCACACCGAAACTTGCTATCTCGTCCTACCATCTTCGCAAAGTCAAACGCAAAGCCAGTATGAACCTCGTCTCTAGCTGGAACGCATACACCTACTGTTATACCCATTAGATATTACCCCTATAGACTTTCCAAGCTGCATTATTGGAATCATTGAGCCATCGAGCAAAGGCAGGTTCATCAACAATTACAAAACCTCTCATAATTCCTTTCTTATTTAGATCATCAATGACCGTAAAAGGGATTCGAGCTACGTGATGTAATTCTTTAAGATTTCCTTGTCTTGCCTTGTCTGTCTCTCTGATGTAGTTGTTACTATCAAGTATCTCAGTAACATCCTGTTTAGTCTCAATGATAATGCCGCCATTACCGTCCGCATGTACAACCTGTTGTCTATAGTCCATAAGTCCTCGTAAATGCCCCCAATCCGAAGATCAGGGGCAGTCTTATTACAGAGCCATATTTAAGTCAGCAACGATGCCATGTGCAGCTTCGTTCTTAACTTCCAATGTGCACTCAACCAAAATCTGAGTCTTGTCAGCGTCACCAGCTTTTGCAAGCTCGTTAGTCATGAAAGGACGCAGATAAGCGATTGCAGCGTACTCAGGATCAAGCACCAGAGCATCGCGTGTACGCATGAAACGGTTAGGAACAACACTCATAGTACCGAAGTCTGACAAGTAAACGTCAGCAGCACCAACGATAGTAGCTTGACCTTGAGCACCACCACCACCAGCGTTGACGTTATAACGGTAAGCCGACAGACCTGTGAAGCTAGATACTTTCTGTTTACCAGTAGCACCAACCATCAGAATCTTAGGAACGCCACCCGAAGTAAATACCTCAGCAACTACTTCTTTCAGCAGAGCCTCAGTAAATGTACGCGCTGTGCCGTCTGTACGAGTCGATACGCCGATAGTAGTAGGATCAGCACCGCCGCTACCAATTGACGAGTTAGTTTTAATCCATGACAGCAAAGAAGCCATCTTACGAGCAGACGAGTTAGACGAACCAACAGAAGCACCTTGATTGCTCAAGAGGATTGTCTCTAGGTCACGCTTTAGCTCCTGTGATGCCTTAGCCAATTGATAACTTTTTTCAGATTTACGCCCTGCTTTGTTAACTGTATCCAGAGTGCCAGAGACTTTGATAGTCTTTTGCAGAATCTGTGTGTAGTTACCTAAACGAGTAGTAGGTGACAAAGTAGCGTCAGAAGCATCAGCACCTTCAACAGCAGCGTTGTTGGTAGTTGCAGCAGCCAACGAGTCAGTTTGCCACTCGTGTCTAACTGCAGTAGCCTTAGTCTTGCCAATGGAACTCATGAATGGAGTTTCAGTTGGGCTGATGTCATAAATGATGTCGGTCAAATCTTCACGCTGACCGATTGCGTCATAAGCATTATAAATAGCCATGATTTAATCCTTTATAAAAATCGTTCAAATACACTTGCCGCATCACGGATACTTCCGCTTGACCTAGCTCGTGCCTTAAGTTTCTTAATTTCTTCAGCATTACTATCTCTAGGTTTGCTTACGCCTGACTTAATCGCTTTAGGAGCCTCTGTAACCTTCTTGGTTATCGCTGGCTTACTAGCAACTAACTTGTCGTACTGCATCGCCTTATACAGAGTTAGTACAGCCCGACTATCATAGACAGCCGCTAATTCGTTATCAGAGAACCCAATCTGCTTACCAAAAGCGCGTATATCATTTCTGATAGCCTCACCCTTAGCAGGATCAGTAAACTCAGGGATATAGCTAGACAATTTCTGCATTTCCTCAGCCACTACGGACTGCATCTGCACTTGCCTATCCTGCTCCTGTTGCTGATTGATTCGATGTCTCTCAGCTTGTACAGCAGCTAGTTGCTTATCTCTCTGAATCATCTCGGCTACCTTTACAGAGTATCCAATAGGATCAGTCTCTTTCAGGTACTCAAGATTTTCCTCTTGCTGAGGCTGAAGCATTTGCTCAATCATCTCTAGACGTTGCGCATACGTATCACGCATCTGTTTAGCTTCTTGAACTGCTTGACGCTCAGACTCTACAGCCTTGCGTTCCTCAGCTACTGCTTGCGATTTCTTGGTGTAATCCGTGCCAAGTTGATATGACTTGATAAGCTCATTAAGCGTTACCTCACGTTCTTCTCCAGCCGCTTTGACTCGATACGTAGGTTGCTCTTGCTCATCACCATCTTCATCTTGTTCTACCTCAGACTCATCGTCTGATTCGGCATCGCTTTCGTTAGCTTCTGGCTCATGGTCTGGTTGTCCGTTATCGGAGCCTTCTTCACGTTCCATCATGCTCAAGAAAGCGTTAGCTGCACCTTCTACCGTTAACTCACCACTACCTTCCGGTGTCGTGTTTTGAGTATCGCTCATTTATGTTTCCTTAATTATATCGCCAACCGGACGATTCGGACTACAAAATCTTTAACTTTTTTTCATCAATTAGCTTCTGATCTGCTAATCCTTGAATATGATTATCAATAGACTCTAGAACCCTAAGACGCAAATACGACTGCTCACGTACCTCTACATCTGCATAATCACTATTTAGAAACTTGGCTAACTCCATACCTCTGAGTTCTTCCATCATCTCTATAAAGTAATCGTCTCTTAGTAAGTTATTAGCCCAGTCTGATTTCTTCATTAGAA